ACATAGGTTGTTGTTTTCCAGATTTAGTTGTGCCTTCTAATTCTTTTTCTTTTTTTGAAACTTCATCATTAATAGTTACACCAGGTGGATTTAATTCTACGTCTTTGTAGAAACCTGCAACTTGTTGTTTACGTAAATCGTTTTCTGAAATTTTTAAAACGTGAATAATAGATTCTGCTTCATCTAAACTGTTAGCTGTGTATGGTACAATTAAATCATCAGCTGGTACAAATTTAGATACGGCTCTGTTTACTAATTTATCGTAATAAACTTTTTTAAATGTAGATCCTGCTAATGGTAAATGAAATAACATAGAATCAAACTCTGGTTCGTATTCTTTCATCTGATCCATGATTTGATAGTTCATAAAATCTTTTACACGTTGTGCTTGTTGTTCTTTCTGTGGAGTTCTAATTCCTAGAATCTGTGTTCTAACTGGGCCATCGCTTGGTAATAATTCCTTGTAAGCTGTAGCTTGAAACTGTGTTACAGCTTCTGCAAGAACAGGATGCGTGGCACCCGATGCACCTTGAAAAGGTTCTGTTCTGTTTTCGTATTTAAATCCGAGTAAGTCAAGCCCGTCTGTGTAAGATTTTTCCCAATCTTTTCTGGACATCTTATAGTCCATATAGTTTGCTTTCATTTCACTACCTAACGGATTTAAAATATCGTCAGGTAAAATGTCTGCAAGATTATCGTAATGTGATTCTGTGCCAGGTATGTTCACGGCCCCTGGTTCAAAGTCAATAGTCGCACCTCCATCTTCTTCAGGTGTTACTTCTACTGGTAATTTTTCTTTGATCTCCTCTTTAACTTCGACCTCTTCCGCGCCAGGAACTTTTATTTCGGTACGAACATTACTTGGGAGTCCTTTGTCTATATCTGCCATTTAATACTCCGTCATTTATCTACCACGTTTCATTAGAAAATCCAAGCCCTGTGGTGTGGGTCCTGATTTTGGTGCTGGGCCTGAATCTACGCCAGCTAATTTAGCTATGCCTCCACCTGCAAACTTACCCTGTGTCCCATATATCTGCTCTGCAAATCTAGGGTCTGAACCTTTCATTAAAAATTCATCCATGGGCGTCATTTCTTTTTTAAGAACATCATATATAGTTTCGCTTTTTAATTTATCCGTAGGATCCATTGGATCAACAGAAAATTCTTTTTCACTTAAAAAAGGTAAAAGGTTTCCTCTTATATATTCAGCAAAAAAATTATCATCTGATGGTAGAGTTTTTCTAGGTTCAAATACTTTTCTAGAAACACCTGGATCTATTTCTCCATAATCTGCTATGTTTGGAATACCTTGTTCAACATCTCTCAAGGTCATTTGAGAGGCTATGGATTTAGCTTTGTCAGCGTCCAGAATGTTATCAAGTTTTCTTTGACGAGAAATATTCGTAGCACTATAGGGACTAGTTAAATCTTCTAGTGTTGTTTCCTGTAATTTATCAGTAGGGTCTACAGGTGATTCTAACTCTGCTTTAGTTTCTCTAAGTGCTTTTTCAAGACCAGGAACAGAGGCATCGTTTCCTTCAGCTCGTGCAACTTCAATTTGTGATTCTAATGACGCTATCTTACCCTGTAAACCTATGGCATCGCTAATCATTTGTTCTCTTGTGGTAAGACCCGCTCTTCTTTCTCTGGCAGCGTCGGCTCTACCAGGCATGAAAAATGTTGATTGCAAAGATTCTGTAAATGGTCTGCCACTAAAAATATTTCCAAGCACTGCCTCTCCACCCAGAAAAGCTATTTCACTTCCTATACCTAGTCTAATTAACTCTCTTGCTAAACCTGTTGCTCTAACACCAGTTTTTGTTTTTAAATTTTTAGTTTCATCAAAAACTATTCCAGCAGTTTGTGTTGGGTTTTGTTTAAGAGCTACGGCACAATCTTGTGAAATACCGCCTAACTTTTTAGCTCCAAGTTTTCTACAAATTCTAATCTGTGTGTCTTTAGGTAATTTTTCTACCGCATTGGGTAAATCTTTTATTAATCCTTTTCTTTTTAATATATTTTGTTCAGTTCGTGGACTTACAAATTTAATTGGTTTTTTATAATCATCTGACAAACGTGTTATTAGGTCATCAACATTTTTATCTTTAACATTGTAGCCAATATTGTCTAAACGTTCTTTTAAAAGTTTAGGGTTTTTACCTCTTGCTACGTCGCCCGCTTGTTTAACACCACCTGCTTGAACGTTTGTAATTCTATCAATTAATCTTAGATTACCTTTTTTTCGTCCAAAAGGATCATCAATTAAATTAAGATGATCGACCTCTACTGCTCTTCTAATTAAAAAATTTTTACTTCCAGTTCTATTATAAAATTTTTGTCTAAGAGCTGTGTCTAATTTAATTTGACCACCTTTTCCATCTGGAATAGTAGCGGCCATATATTTTGGAAGGTCATTATCATAAATTTTATAAATGTTTCCAAATTCTTTCGCATATAGTTTACTTGCATTAACATTATTTAAATAATTATTTTTATAAGTTTTTCCTCTAAACTCAACGTTTTCTATTGAAGGATCTACTGAAAATAATCTACCAGTTTTATTATCTATAAATTGTAGGTCTTGAACGGGAGTTATATCTGGATTGGTTACAAAAGTAATTTGAGGTGTTTTTCCAGCAGCTATTGACTTATAATGATTTCTAATTGCTGATTTTAGTATTTGACTGGTTGCGTTGTCTTCTCTTAACGCACCAAAGCCAGCGCTAAAAGGAACTCTGTTTGTAATAATCTGACTAAATTCAGAAACTGTTTTTGAGGAGCCATCTGGATTAAACCCATATTTATTAAAAGATTGTACTCTACCTAAATTTAAAAATAGTTCTTTATTGTTTGCAATGGCTTTACTGTTTTTCATAAATTTTGCATATGTTCCCGAACTTATGTTAAATTTTTTTCTTAAATGTTCTGAAGGAGCATAAAAATCTTTTACTAAAGCATCTTCAGATAACATTACATTATTAATATAGTTTTCCATTTTTTGATTAGTTGTTAAAAGTTTTTTTAATTTTTCTCTTACTAAAGATTGAGCAGGGCCATCTCTAGATATATCAGATATTTTTCCAGATTTTACAAATCCAGATTTTCTTATTAGCTCTCCAATATTAGGGGTTCTTTTATAAGAATTATTTGACTCAACGATTAACTTATCTAGTTTATCTAATTTTTTTTGTGTTGTTGGAAATATTTTACCACCTCTAGGTTTTCTGTCTAATTCATAATAACCAACATACTCAGAAACATTTTTATCAGTAAATTTTTTACCTGTGGCTGTTACAAAATTTTTATTATTTAAAATATCAGCAAATTCTTTATTTCTTCCTTCAAACTTATTCCACAATTTTTCAAATTGAGATTGTGTTATAACTTTACCACCCTTTTTAAAACCCAGCTCTCTTTCAATAAACATTTGAGATTCTGGATCTAAATATTTTTTTAGTTTCTCGTAATTAATTCTACTTCTTTTTTTAATTTCTTCTTGTGGTTTTTTCTTTGGTAAAACTTTACCGCCCTTATTATATCCTGGACGCGTAAGGTACGCCATCATATGTTGATAGTGTGCTACTTTCATTACTCTCCTAATAGACCAGCGACCCCACCTTTTGAATACTCAGGATCTTGCAATATAATTTTTGATTTGCTAGTAGGTTGTTTTGACATGCCAACAAACTCATCTAAATTTTCTGTGCCCGTGTCTATAAACTCCGTAATATCCGTGTCAACGTCTCCATCGGGATTTGCATATCCTAATTCTTCAGCTTGTTTAAATTCTGATGGTCCTCTTTGACCTCTAAATTTTCCTTCTTCTATGATGTCTCCTTTTCTATATTCATAGTAACCAGGTGCACCTTGATCTGTATCAAACGTTATAGAAATTTGATCTCCATCTCCTTGAACTTCCATCTCAATATCTTTTCTAGTTGGGTGTTGATATTTTTTTATAAAGCCAGATTTTTCTGCGCTAACAATCTTTCCTTCTTTTAAAATTTTTTCTACAAGTTTAGGAAAGTGTGCTGGCATATCTTTTGTCTGTGTCACCATCGGTGGAACTTTAGTTGCAACCTTGGCACCTTTAAAGAATTTACCAACCACAGGGAATGCAGCTATTGCTCCCATAATTTTTAAGAACGTTCTTCTAGACATACCACCCTCTGAATACATACCTCTAACAGGTTTTTCTTGTCTTCTCTTTTCTAACCCTTCTAACATTATTCGTAACATCTCTGGATCATCTCTGTATTTTTCTTTGTACTCAGATGCAAGTCTATCGTAGAAAGCATCTCTTTCTTGTTGAGAAATTTCTTTTAATTTTCTAGTAAGAGCTCTGTTAACTAAAATACCACTACCTGCAACTGCCCCTAGTTCAGGAGCTAAACTTTTAAAATCTCCTTCTTGAGATCTTCTTTTAACACTAGCTAAATATTTTCTATACGCTTGAAGTGGATTGTTTTCTCCCATGGCTTTTAATAATTTCATCACTCCACCTTTGAAAGCAGGGACTCTGTCACCATCTGCATAACCCAACATGTGAGCTACACCGCCGCCAGCGAACCCGTGTTTCTTTTTAAAACTTTTAAACAGTTGTTCTAACTCTTCTTTTTCAATAGCTTTTTTAGGTCGTTTCATATCTTTTGCCTTTTTGATTGTACCCTTACCATATTTTTTATTCAACTTTTTTACAGCAGCTATTATACCACCTTTTGCTTTCTCATCCCTTGGGTGTCTTTTGTTTTTTCTAATAAAGTCTAACTCGTCAAAAGTTTCATCGCCGTAAAGTTTAACACCTTCAACTTCTTTTTGTACCATGTCTGTAAAAGGAGTTTTACCTTTACCTCCTTCAATAACCTTAGGTTCAAAACCTTTAAACAAGTCTTTGCTCTCATCAGGTTTAAATCCAGCCGCTTCTAGTTTAGCTTTATCTGATGGGTTTAGAGGAGCTCCTGTTCTAACTTTAGCCATAACTTCTTCGTAAGCTTTTACAAAAGCGTCTTTCGCTGGAGGATTTAAAATTCTTTTTCTATAAAGTTCTAATTGTTTTACTTGATTTAAAAAATAATTCTTTTGTGCTTTGCTAAGTTTAAGTGTGCCCATGGCTTGAGCTGCACCAAGTCTGCCTAAAAATCTATCTAGTTGATCAAATTGATCTCTAGTCATTTGGTTAAATGGAATAACTTTCATCTCCTTTTTACCAAGTCCAAATAATGCTTTTGTTATGCCTTTACCTGTTTTTATTTTAGCCATTAATAATACGTCCTAGGTCTAGGGTCTTTTTTCTCGTCAAGATAGTCTTCAGGGTGCTGTATCAATCCGCCCTGCCTGAAGCGCATGATAGCTTGTGTTGTAGAATCCACAAGGTCGTCGTAATCGCCATTAGGAAATGCTGCACATTCCTCGATAACCTCTTCTGCAAATTTCTGATCTGGCGCCCATATCATTCCAGACTCAAAAAGAGGCGCTACGGCGTTTACTCTAGCATGCTTATCATTTCCTTTGCTA